AATTTCTTATTACGAAATAAGAGAGGTAACAACAGACCTTCAATGATAAAATATCTTAATGCAAATGACGTATCTTCATTGATACAAAGAGTGCCCAGTGGGAAAAATACTAAATTTTTAAAAAACTCTCATAATTTGTGGTTTAGATTTAAGAATTACGAAAGATACCCTTGTTTAGCTCTTTACAAAGACAGTTTATGTGTCGCTGTAATTTATGCGACCTTTAGTGATAAAACAAGATACACAAACCTTTATGAAATTTGCACGATGCAGAATATGGAAAGAAAAGGATATGCATCTGAAATATGGTCAGAATATCTTCAAATTGCCTATGAGAGAAATATGGAAAGATTAAAGATTTCCTGCACACCTGAATCTATAGGTTGGCATAAAAAAAATGGTCTTGTGTTTTGGGGGGTTGATAAACAAGGTAGTCTTAAATCAGATCAACCTCTTAAAAGAACAAGAAAAGAGCAAATTGAATTTAGGGATAAAGCAGTGATCGATCCCGACATCGCAAAGCCAGACCAAAAGGTATGTGAAAAGCTCAAAAACGAACAAATAGAAAATATTAAATTGAACCCCAAACAAGGGGTAAGAACTTGGAAAGCCATTAAGAAAGTAGGAGAATATTATCTAGGTAGATATTTATGGACTACAGAGAGTTAGAAAATAGAAAAAGAGGGTTCTTCAAATGGTATTATTGGTCTTTGAAATACAAAGATTGTGACCCACCTATTTGGATGCTGAACTATTTATTCGATAGATTTGAGCATAATTTAGAGCAGAAATATTGGATTGCTTGGATTTATGGGACAACCTACCACCTTCCGACTGCTTGGATAATATGGAATGAGTTTCCAGATTATGAACTCGTTGATTACGAGAGATTAAAAGATTGGAACGATAAAAATTATACAAGATTGAGGTATCAGACCGATACAAAATACAATAAAGGGTATCTACCGCAACAATTTGCCAGTTACAAAAGATGGATAGAGCATAATAATCCATTGAAGACGCAGAAGAATAAATTTGATTTTTATAAAAAGAAAAAAAGCTTCAACTATCTCTTTGAGTCTATTTCCCAAAATCTCTACAAATTTGGTCGATACTCAACATGGTTTTATATGCAAACTCTTAAACAATGCGTTGGGGTAGACTTGCAACCTAACAATTTGAAATTAGAGGATTTTAGTGGTAGTAGGTCGCACCGAAACGGACTGTGTTTGGCTTTAGGTAAAGATGATTGGGTAGACCAAAAATTAAATGAAGATTCTCTAGCTTTTTTAAATGATAATGCGGAATACATACAGAATAAAATTAAATACATATCACAGGATAGGGTGCAAACCGATTATTATTATTTGGAAACTGCTCTTTGTAGTTACAAAAAAATATTCAGAGTAAAAAATGGGAGATATTTAGGATATTACCTAGATAGGCAAGCGGAAGAAATAAAAAAAGTAGAGCAAGATGATTGGATAGGGGTGGACTGGCAAGTGTTTTGGGACGGAAGAAAAGAGTCATTACACGAAGAATTGTATTTATCGGAGTCTTTACATAAAGAATTATATTCTCAATTTTTAGAAACAGGTAACTTTATGAGGGAATCATGCCCACTTTGATAGCTTTAGGAGGTATTCCAGCAGTAGGTAAAACCACCATAGTTCAACAATTTTTTGTAGAGTATGACAATTGGAAAGTTTTCAAGTTTAAAAAAGTTTATGGTCATTATCACCCAGCATTAGATTTGGTTATACTAGGTAAATATTCAAATAGTGAAGTTTTTTCTGGCACAGATAGATTATCAATGTCGGTGCAACCTGACTTCAACGAATTACTAGACAAAGATATGCCCTATAATGTATTGTTTGAGGGCGATAGGCTCTTTAATATTAAAACTTTGCAGAAAGCCAAAACCAAAATGTCTTTACAGGTTTACATAGTTACTAGTAATAATACTACAGAAAGACATATAAAAAGAGAAGATAATCAATCTGAAAAATTTATTAAAGGGAGAAAAACCAAAATAGAAAACATTAAAAAATATTTAGGTTGTGATTACATTACATTAGTTAACAACCAACAAGAAGATATTAAAAAAAATTACAATATTATTCTTAAACACTTTACTCAAAGGTGAAAAAAGAGGATTATGGCGAGACCGAAGAAATATCAAATAGATACAAAACAACTCACAGCATTAGCAAAATTAGGGTGTACTAACATAGAGATGGCTGACTTTTTTGGTTGTTCACCAGACCTTTTAGAAAAGAGTTATTCGGAATTTCTGACAAAAGGGAGGGCAGAGCAAAAAATGAGGTTGAGACAGTTACAATGGAGAGCTTGCGAAAATGGAAATGTAAGTATGCTTATATTTTTAGGTAAAAATATGTTAGGTCAACAAGATAAGATAGAAACAACTGAATTAGATGAACCTTTAATATGGTCGGCAGATTGATGCCATTAACAGAACCACAAAAAAAAGTTATAAATGATAGTGCAAGATTTAGGGTATTAGTAACTGGAAGAAGATTTGGCAAAACATATTTAGCAATAAATGAATTGGCAAAATTTGGAAGCCAATCAAATAAAAAAGTGTGGTATGTTGCACCAACTTATAGGCAAGCAAAACAAATAGTGTGGACAGATCTAAAAGAAAAACTAATAAAGCATAAATGGGTAAAGAATATTAATCATAGTGATTTGACTTTTCTGTTAAAAAATAATTCTACAATTACATTAAGGGGAAGCGATAACGAAAATGCCCTGCGAGGAGTTGGGATAAATTTCCTTGTTATTGATGAATTTGCAGACGTCAGCAAGGAAACATGGTACGAAGTATTAAGACCCACTTTATCGGATACAAATGGTCATGCTTTATTTTGTGGAAGCCCACGAGGTTTTGGAAATTGGAGTTATGAATTATTTAAACAATCCGAAACAAACAAAGAATGGAAAAGTTTTAAATATACAACTTTAGAGGGTGGGCAGGTAGGACAAAAAGAAATAGAGCAAGCAAAACAAGATTTAGATATACGAACATTCCAACAAGAATATGAAGCAACATTTGTGAATTATAGTGGAATGATTTACTATAATTTTAATAGAGAAAAAAACATATTAGAAAATTACAATAAAGATTCTTTATTTTTACATATCGGTTTAGATTTTAATGTTGACCCCATGACAGCAGTAGTTTGTTTAATTGAAAAACATAAAATTATAGTTGTTGATGAAATACAAATTTATTCTTCAAACACAAATGAAATGAGCCAAGAAATAAAAAACAGATATCCAAATAAAAATATAATTGTTTATCCAGACCCGTCAGCAAAACAAAGAAAAACATCAGCAGGTGGATTAACTGATTTAAGTATTTTGAAAAATGAGGGTTTTGATGTAAGATGCAAAAATACTGCACCAATGGTTAGAGATAGAATAAATGCAGTTAATTCTAAATTAAAAAATGTTAATGGCGAAAATAATTTATTTTTTTTGAAAAATTGTAAAACAATGATAAAAAGCATAGAGAGACAGGTTTATAAAGAGGGAACACATATACCTGATAAAGAAAGTGGTTACGATCACATGAATGATGCACTTGGATATTTGGTTGAATATAATTTTCCATTAAAAAGAAATTTTGTACCAAGTCCTATAAAAAGGTGGAGTTAATGAACAAAGATATTTTAACAACAAAACATGATTTATGGCATTCCAATATAGCTAATTGGGAGTTTTATATAAGAAGCTATTTAGGAGGAAATGATTATAAAAATGGATATTATTTACATAGATATATTTTAGAATCTCCTGAAGAATATGATGCAAGAATTAGGCATACACCTTTAGACAATCATTGTAAAAATGTAGTACAAATTTACACTAGTTTTTTATGGAGGGTTCCACCAACAAGAGATTATGGAAGTTTAGATGGTGATTTACAATTAAATTCATTTTTACTTGATGCAGATCTTGATGGAAGATCATTTAATACAATCATGCGAGAATTGCAAATGAATGCAAGCATTTATGGTAATTGTTGGGTGATTATAGATAAGCCACAAAGTAATGCAAAAACAAGAGCAGAAGAATTAAACCAAGATATAAGACCTTATATGTCAATTTATACACCTGAAAATATTATTAATTGGAATTATAAAAGATCAGCGAGTGGCAGGTTTTATTTAGATTTATTAGTTGTTGTTGAAGATGTTAATGAAGAAAGAGCAATAATAAAAGTTTTTACTGAAGAAACTATATCAACTTATCATGTTGAAGAATACACAAAAGAACATGCAGATGGAGAAGTAAAACTATTAGAAGAAATAGATAATCCAATAAATAAAATTCCAGCCGTAAATGTTTATAATTTAAGGGGAAATAAAAGACCGATTGGAATAAGTGATTTATCTGATGTGGCATTTCTTCAACAATCAATTTACAATGATTATTCAGAAAAAGAACAATTAATACGATTAGCAAATCACCCAAGTTTAGTTAAAACCCCAAATGTTGAGGCCAGTGCAGGTGCAGGTGCAATTATAGAAATTCCTGAAGATTTAGAAGCAAATTTAAAACCCTATATTATACAGCCAAGTGGACAAAATTTAGATGGAATAATGAAATGTATTCAGAACAAAGTTGATGCGATTGATAGAATCACACACATGGGTTCAGTAAGGGCGACAAGTGGACAAATTGCTAGTGGGATTGCATTACAAACCGAGTTCCAATTATTAAATGCAAGATTATCAGAAAAAGCAGATTATTTAGAAAATGCAGAAGAA